TGGCAGCGGATGCCGCTGGTTTGCGTATCCACCACCTGACGCTCTGCCATGCTCTGCGTTTGTGCCGTCTTGCGTTTGCGTAGCGTGACGGTGTCGGTCAATTGCAGGTGGCAATAGGATCTCTGAATTGCAGTCTCTGCCGGGTCTGTGTACATGACTCGCCAGACCGTCGTAACGGCCCCACGCTTCACGCTGAACAGATCCCCGACAGACACCCGCGTTGTCTCAATTGGCGTCCATACGTGCGCCCTGCGAATCGTCTGCCGGTCTGGCTGTTCAATCAACCTCACGCACCGTGTCAGGCTTCCGCCGCTCACCTTTGTCCAGGTCGCGGCTTCGCCCAATTCATCGGTGTTGAGGATTGCTGCACAGTCCAGTGCAAACTGCTCGCGTAGGCTCATTTGCTGGCCCTCTGTGTCTGCTCGGGGATTTCCTCCACAGTCACTTTGGTCAGATACTTACGGACCACCAATTCATTCACCTGATTTTCGAGACCGACACGCAACGCCTGTGGAGTCTGCAGGTCAATTTTGACAGGCTCATCGCCCACCTCAATTTTGCCTGCAGACGGATTCCCAGGACGCTTCGGCCCGATTCGAAACCCGAAGGTCTTGCCGCTTGCGACTGGTCCTTTGGTGACTGTGATGCTCTTCAGTGCCATTCGATCAACTCCGCAAATCCGCCGCCAAAAAATGCCTGCCCGCTGTGGCGGACAGCGAACAGGCCACCGCATCCCGTCGGATGCGGTGTTGCTCGATCAGACCGCCATCAGGTGAACGTGGTCAACACCGCGTTCCACCATGCGCCGTAGCCGATGTTGTAGCGTGCGTAGGTGCCCATCTGCAGCTGCTTCATGTTCATGTCCTCGGCTCCCTGCACGTTGGCCGTCAGGGATTCGCGGGGCTGGAAAATGAATGGACGCAATGGCACGTCAACACGCAACAGATACCACTTCGCTGCGCTGCTCAGGTGCGTGCTCATGGCAACGGTTGGCGTGTCCAGCACAACGTTGGTGCCGCCGCTGTTGTTGAGGATCTGATTGAATGCCTTCTTGGCAATCGTTTCCAGCGCTCGCGGGACAAGTGCCACAAACTGCATTCCGGAATTCAGCCCGGTAATCACGTCCTCGTGCAACGGTTCGCCGTTGTCGTCCTTGAATCCCATCATCGCGCTTCTGGCTGCTTCGTAGCTGCCCAGAAACTCGTCAATGGTTGGCGTGGTGCCGGTTGCTGCAGCGTAGGTCAAATCGTTGTCCTGACTGCCGCTGTTGCCCCAGCTGTGGTCAGTGTCAAAGAAATTCTGACCGTCGAAGCACGGTGTGCTTTCGCCGTTGACGATCGCACTCATCAGCAACTTGTCGGGATGTCGCGCGGCTCGCTGTGCCAGTGTGGTCAACGCGCCGTCATACAGCCCCAGTCTGTCGTCTGCAACGTCCTTCTTCTCGATCTCCAGCGAACCTTCCCACTCTTTGTTGGCGAGTGTGTAGGTCGCCCCGCGCAGCTTGTTGTAAACGCGGTCGCCGAGGTACTCGCGAATGGACGGCATGGCACCGAGAATGCCATACTGCTCATCTGCACCATCGGACGGCGTCACGGTACAAATTGACGGATAGAATGTCTGCACGGCAGACGCTTCACGGTTGAACTTCGCGGTGAGTGCTCGGCTTGCCGCGATTGCCTTGGCAGTATCAAGTGCCATTGTGAAAACTCCTCAAACAGAAATGAAATGCGGTCAAACCAAACAATCAGGAACGACGGTTTTCCAGATCGGCAACACGGATCTGAAGATTGCGAATAACGCTCAACACAGTGTTGGCTTCGTCCTGTGTGGAAAAGCCGAACGGGCTGCTGTTGGTCGTGTTGGCAATCGCATAGTCCGGTGTGCCGGGCGATGTGTGGGTGATTGTTGTCAACGCAGCCACTGGCAACGCCCCAGTGCCAACCGGATCAATGTCAACACGAATCTTCGTGCTGCTGATGTACTCCGTAACCATGCCAATCGGCACGGATGCGGTGCTGATGCTGACGCCGACCGTGAAATTGTCCTCAGCGTAGACTTTGCTGCCCACGTCTGCCTGCGCGAATCCGGTGCCCTGCAGCACGAATTCACCCTCTGCCCAGACCTCAACAGTAATATCGCCGGCACTTCCACTGCTGTTGTCTGCCTGCTCAACGGCAACGCCGACAAATCCATTCACACCGGTTGCTGTCACGTCTGTGGCGTAGCCTGCAGCCGTCAGAAACACCAACGTGCCTTCGTAAATCTTCACTGACGCTGCCACTGGGTAGCTACGTCGCCCTTCTCGCTTCTCGATCACCTGATTTGCCGTGACGGCCATTGCTCTGCCCTTTCAAACTGAGACCAACTCAAACCACGCCTGACCGTCAGGCTTTGTTTGCGTGCTTCACGTACTCTTCTTCCGTCATGCCGAACGTCATGCCGCGTTTTTGCAGGTCTGCAAACTCGGCTCGCAGTCCGGAATGCGGGTCGCTTTCCTGCGGTGTGACGGATGCCGCCAACACGGGATTTCGTGCAACCACCAACGCACTCAATGCGGCTTGCGTCTGCTCCACACTGAATCCAGCATCCACAAACGCATTGAACTTGTCGCCGGCTCCAGCCAGATCGCACAACGCCCGGATCTGTTTGCACCGCAGACGCTCGACCTGTGCCAGATCAGCGGTTGCCGTCTCTACCACTTCCGGCTGCACCTCAACTGCCGACAGATCCGCAGCAGGCTGAACTGGTGCCGGTGTCTCCGAATTCACAACTTCCGCCGCCTGCGTTTCCGTGGCCATCGGTGCTCCTTTCGAGCTAAAATAGCGGTCCAAAAATCCTGCAATGCGTGCCCGGACCACGTCAGGCGTCGCATCGGTGAAATACGTGTCCAGCAGTGCGGTTGCCTGTGCTGGCAGGTTCCTCAGGTCCGCATCTGCCAAACTGAAAAGCCCGGTTCGCGTTGCGGCTGGCGTGTCCACCACGTCCGCCGCTCGTAATCTTGTGAATCGCATAGGCCAGCGTGCTGCCTTGCGGTCTGCCGGTGCCATGTCTGGCAATCTGTCCTGCCACTGCTGCAAATTTGCTTCGTCCAGTGCCGTCGCGATGCTCACGCCGAAGGCTTCGGGATCTTGTTCGGCCATGTCCAGAACATACGTTCCCAGATCGCCCTGCGGACTCGTGAATGCTGCGTCTGCAATGTGCAGATCCGCTCGAACGGTGTCGCCGTCAAGTCTGAAATTCGCCCACCTGCCCAAATACGAACCCATGCCGTCATTGGACATATTCGGATGCGTAAATCGCGCTTTGATCCCGCCGCGGGATGACTGCCCGAAGTCCACCACCTGCTGCAATGTCTGCATGTCGGCTGTCCACGGTCGCGCATCGCCTTCATTCAGGCTTCCGGCCTGCATGATGGACGCGCCATAGATGACGTTGCCCTGACGGTCAACGCGCTGTGGTGCCGTGCGTGATGCGTCCGTCCGGAACATGCCTGCAGTTGGTGCGGTGTCAATTGTTTGCATTGGCTTCGTCCCTTGCTCGCATTTGTTTCTGCACCTTGCCGGCCCATGCCTGCCCAGGATCTCCACCCCAAAGTGCCCACGCAATCCGACCATTTGACGGATAGCCCGGTTCTCCGGGGCTGAATCCTTCGCCCTGCTTGTCAACCTCGTGACGTGCAAAGAATGACACCATGCGGTTGATCGTGCTCGGGCTGACAGCTTTCCCGTTGCTCAAGTCCCGTGCTCTGGCAACGCCAACGGCAGTGCCACCGCGCTTGTACTCACGTCGCCATTCCAGACCTTGCCGTGCCTCATCTCTGACGCCTTGGGGCGGTCTGAAGTCGATGCCTGCGTACTTCTTCGGGACTGCCAGCAGTGCAACACCGCGGGCAATCTGCCCCATGTCTGGCGCGTCGTCCGTGTTGTCGCTGTCGTCCTGCGCGTCTGGCGTGTCGTCCAGTCCCAACGATGCCCGATAGGCTGCCACGCGGGCTTCCATATCGGCTTTCACCAACTGCTCACGCTCGATCTGTTGCAGCGTCTCGTCAAAGTCCCGACCACGTGCCGCAAGTGATTCGGTCTGCGTCGTCAGCCCCGCAGAGATTGCAGCAACGTCCGCCTTGACTTCTTTTTCCGGATCAACCCACGGCCAGCCTGGCGGAATCCATTGGTGCTGCAAAAAATGGTCGCGGTTTTCTTCGTAGGTGATCGCGTCAACCGGCAACAGGCCCTGCATGACAGCCCGGTCAATGAATCGGCCCCAGACCTTGCGCAACACCTGTTCAATCAGACAATACTGCCAATTTTTGAACGTGATTCTGCCATCAATCAACGCCAACCGTCCGCCGCTGAAATTGTTCGTGAATTGCTTTGCCAGCAGTTCATACGGATACCTCAAAGCAGCCGCAACGCCGTGCAATGCCCATTCGACATACGGCCCCAGTGTCGTCCCTGGTCGTGCCGGGTCGCTGAACTGAACGCCTTCGCCGTCGGCCAGATATTGTATGGTGCCGGGTGCCAAATCCTCAAGACTGCTGCGCCCGGCCAATCGGCCAGACTGTGCCATCGTTGTCGGATCTGTGACACCCGTGATAAATGCCCCGTAACATGCCGCCACCTGCTCCGCCACAAGGTGCGCGTGAACGAAGTCCTTCAGGTCCTTCAGTTTGCCCATTGCAGGGGACAGCCACGGGACGCCTCGCAATTGCCCAGGCGTCAGTTCTTCGTAGCAGTGCAGCAGATCCACCAGACTGACTTCATCTTCCTTCACGTCAACCTGCCATGAATCGTACGGCAGACTCCTTCGGACAAACGCCGCAATCGGCTTGTTATTGTTGTCCAGCCGAAGGCCCAGCCGCCGGCGTTCGTTCGCCTGCATCCGGCTGTACGTGATGACGGGAATTCTCGACGGGCTGATGACCTGCACCGTCAACGTCACCGGCTTCTCCGGGTTTGCATCGTCGGCCATGTGCAGCCACGATTCGCCGTATATTGCGTTGCACCGCTCCAGCATTCTTTGCTTTGCGAAGAACTGTTCCGACTCCGCCCACTTGGCGAAATACCATTCCGACATCACGCGGAATTCCTCCGCCTGTCGTGGTGTCAGAATTCCACGCTCAGCCTGCACTCGGCATTGCGGGCGGATGCCGGTCCCAATCACGTTGTCCACACGTCCGTTGATTGCAGACGCCGCGAACACGTCGTTCCGATACAGATCGTTGGCCCGGTCAATCAGCTTTTCCAGCTCGTCCTGCAGCTGGTCGTTGCTGGTGTTCTTCGGGACAATCCAGTTCTCCCCGCGCAACCGATCGTTGCCAGCCGCTTCGTAGGCTGCGAAATTGTCAGCAGCCCGT